ATTGTCTCAATGCTGGGTCTGGTTTCAATACCGATTCAGCAAAGATATCCAGACCACGATTCCATTTTTCTTGTTTAGACTCACCATCATTAATGACGTACTGATCTTTCATTTTGTTTACTTAAATTACTTTACAACAGAATCGGGTTCAAGTGCAATGTAGTAGCAGAGGTTCCTGTCTTTTGAAGTGAACTTAGAAAGTAGTTTGCTAGAAACAACAACATCATACCGACCAGGAATGATTTTGATATTTTCTACTTTAAAGTTAAAAGAAAACTCTGAATCAGTTTCACCAACAACGATTGAAAAATCATTTGAGGTATCGTTTTTCTTGTCCCATACAACTAGTTTTACAACACCCGCACTACCAACAGCAGAGATATCAGGGAGTTGATATACAGAAGCAGCCTTGAGGAGTTTATCTAGTTGTTGAGTATTTAGTTCAAAGCATACATCTTCAGTAGGTAGAGCAATCTCCTTTTCAGGAGGACTAACAATTACACTAGGATCTGCAAAGAAATACTTAGAACGCATCTTACCCTCACGGATAACGACATATCCTTTGTTTTCAAAGTCTAATTCTGGGCTCTGGTGAAGAGAAAGTCCATTCAAGAATTGATTCAGATCATAGATACCAAAATCTTGAGGGATATCTTCCGCAATCTCTGCCTCAGCAAGAATGTTTTTCATCACACTGATAGTGCGAAGTTTGTTTCCTTCTTTAAAAAGAATAGATTGATTGATGCTACCGAAGTTCTTGAGAAGAGAAAGAGTTTTTTCAGAAAGTTTCATAATTACCTTTAGGTTGATTGTGGATTCCAGAGAAGTGATAGAGAAGAACGCAATAGTGAATTGCTTTTAGGATGTCTTGCTTAGACTTTCCACCCTTTTTACCAAAGCGAGAAAGATACTTGATAGCATTAGAACGGCAGAATGGTTCTGCATCACCAATACTCTCAATCAGATCAAGAGTTTGAGTCTTAGAATCAGGAGATGTGTAATGTGCATTGTAGGTTTGAGATAAGTATTCACGAACCTCCTTCATAGTTTTATCTTCGTCATACTTCCAGAATCCATTCTTTGCAGTGGATTCTAGATTTAATTCAATTTCAATTTTATCATCCATATTTAAATTAATAGTGTCGTCATTTGCATACTCTGTATACATCTGTGCTCCTCCAAACGTATCTCCAGTAAAAGTAATAGTATCAGGAGATGCATCAGCAGCAACAAAAGGATTGGGACGATCAAGATCATTACGATCATAATCATACCAGAATTCAGAGTGTTTCACAGGATCCTTTTTCATAGTGTCTTCATACCGATCTTCAAAGTTTTCCATTTCATCGTAAAGTAAACTCCAAGCATTAACCATTTGCTCTTTACCATTCATTATATCAAACCTCCGTGGAATTTGCAAAGTCAACATCAATATCAACTTTGTCGTACAGTTCCATGAAGGACTGCTTAGTTTCATCATCGAAGCGATTCACACAGACTTCAATAGCCTTTGCCTTATCACCGAAGATGCTGTATGCACGGATGATATGCACCAGACGACGGGTAGAGATGATCTCGTCTACACCACCATCATAGAACGTTTTGCGGATAATATCTCCCCAGTCAACCAAACGCTTACAGAAGTCATCATCTTTGACTCCAAGGGACTCTGCACACTTCTGAAGGATCTTCTGTTCAGTTGTAGGAGAAGGATACTCTTGCTCAAAAGTAACAGGGAATCGTTCTAGAAACGCTTCGTTGAGCACGTTAGTTCCAATGAATCGTCCGTCGTCGCTACCTTTACCCTTAGTGTTTGCTGTGGCGATGACGTTGAATCCACCTGCAGGGTCAACTCGCCGTCCGATTTTCTTAAGGAATACTCCTTTTCCTTCAAGGATAGATTGGAGACAGAGAATTTTATTAGAGGCAAGGTCGATCTCGTCAAGGAGCAATACAGCTCCTCGTTCGAGTGCTTCCACGACTGGGCCATTGTGCCAGACGGTGTTACCATCAACAAGGCGGAAGCCGCCAATAAGATCATCTTCATCAGTTTCGATTGTAATGTTTACACGGATCAGTTCCCGCCCGAGTTGGGCACACGCTTGTTCGATAGAGAACGTCTTGCCGTTACCAGAAAGACCAGTAAGAAACGTCGGATAAAAGAGACGGGACGAAATAATTTTTTTAATATCAGCGAAGTTACCAAAGCGGACGAAGGTATCATCTTTAATCGGGATAAGGTTCTGTTCAACTGCAGACATAACTGCAGGAGAATTGTAACTTACTTCGAGTTCTTGAACAGTCTCTTTTGTTACTTCCAGATTCCACCGACCGCGACCAACTTTGAAGTCGGTCAGTTTGTTAGTGGTCGTCTGATAGTTGAAATCATTCATCTGACAGAATGCCTTGATTTCAGCAGACGTTACAGACTCCCCGTAAGATTCTCGGAGAGATTCGACGATGCTTTCTTTGGAGAGACCCATTGGGTTGTTTTGTTTAACTGAAGTTATTATAGGGCATAAAGAAGGGGTCCGAAGACCCCAGTGGTCACTTTCCAGACTGTCCATACTTATACCTCATTGCCTGAAGTAAGTATGCTTGTGAAAGAGATCTAGGACCGTTCTCAAGTATATTAATTACCTTAGGGTCTTTTTCAGATGATTTTGCAATTTCTCTCCAATTCATTTTTTCTTCTTCTTTACGCAATTTGGATACCTCTTGCCGAACATAGTTTTCATTCCTTTCTTTTCATAACCGTCCCAGCAAGCTTCACCGATCTTTTTAGGTTTGATTAAATCGATAAATTCAAACTCGGTAGCTCTGAATTCGTCTCTCCAATTAGACAATTCATATTCCTCTTTCTTGGTTTTATTACCCCAGTTAGCAGCACCCTTTTTACGGCACTTAACTAGAGCACCCGATGCATATGCAGAAGGCCATACGGAATAGCGAGACTTGACCTTATGATAGCAAGCGTCTTTCTCACCCGCTGCCTCGTCAAACTGCTCCTCAGTCATAAATTCCAAATTGTCTTGCATGACTTCCTCTTGGGTTACGTTCTTTGCCTTGCCCTTTCTATCAGCGTCAGGATCTTCTCTACGCTTCTTAGAAGCACGTTTGTCTCTCTCGTCCTTGCTCATCGCTGCACGATCGTCAGCATCCCTACAATAAGGTTTGGTGGTCTGTCCTGGTTGTTTTGCACATGGTTTCCCATCATACTTACCACCAGCCTGTTTCCAACCGCCACCTTTAAACCAATCTTTAAGAGAGTAGTTTTTGTCCTTAGCGGACTTACCATCTCTCTTCTCAACTAGTTCTGCTTTGATGTCGTCGAAAGATATCATTTTAAGGACAACTTTTTAGATATTTATGCAACCAAAGAAATGAACTCACTCAGAACTTTCTTGTTTGTCTTCTTACCGCGAAGAGACTTAATGAATGCACTCTTGATCTGACCTTTAGTTGCATCATCCTGAACTTCAAAATCAGTATCTGCAGAGAGAGCACTAGATGCAATACCAAAATATGCATCATAACCAGTATTCTTGAGAGTGAAAGACTTATTCTTTCTGTAAGACTCTTTTACTTTTTGCCTTTCAATCTCATTTTCAGAGTTGTTACCAATAAAATAATTAGCATCACGTCCTTCAAGAACACGAATACCAATGAAATTAGTATTAGGGAATTTCTCTTTCAAATTGATCAACATAGTCTTTGTAAATGCACTGTATCCTGCACCAAAAGTATAAGTGCGGCCAAGTTTACGATCCCTCAGAAATCCCTTCCAGACGGGAATAGAACGGTTTCCCATAAATGGTTCAGACTCCCAACGACGTTGAACCTCTACATGGTATCCCATACTACATGCTTCACCATCAGTCAGAATAATACACTGAACTTTCTGAACACTATTGTTCTTTTTGAACTGAGGAATGATCTGATGAAGAGCAATTAAAGATTCATTCAAAGGAGTACCGGAGAGACTAAGACGATCGGGAATAGAATAATAAGTTCCCCAATTGCTTGAGAAATATGTAGCAATACGCCATACATTGATCATCTGTTTTTCAAGATCACGTCCCTTAAGACGACCAGAAAGAATGTTAACCATAGCAAACTCTGAGGAGACTTTCATCAATCCTTCCTTCTTTTCATAATGTTGAGGAAGATCAAGATAATGATTACCATCCATTCTCTTCTGCCATTCATTAGTAAAAGCATAAACCTCAAAAGGAATATTCACCTTCTTACAGAACCAAACAAGGTTAAAAAGTTGCTTTACAGTATCTTGAAGAACCTTAGACATAGATCCAGACCAATCAAGAACAAAAACCAAACCATGATTCTTTCCATCAGCAATGGTTGTTACTTTCTTGAACAGGTCTTCATTGTATCGATAAGTGTGTAGCTTCCCTGTATCAAGAACTCCAGTCCGACTAACGCCAGAACGAGAGTAAGCATCTGCGGCTTTACGGCACTCAAATTCTTTGACGAGGTAGTTGACTTCTTTCTGTGCTTGCTTCTTGAACTTTACATATTCATTATCTTCCTTTTCGTAAATATCAAAGAAACTCTCACGATTTTCATTGAAGTTAGTAAGGTGTTGTTGAAACCAGTTAGAAGTATACTCACACACTTCATTAACATCAGCAACAACAGTGTTCAAATTCACCTCGGGAAGTTCGACATAAACATTATCTTCAGCCATCTTAGAAACAAGATCCTGCAGATTTTCTGCTAGAGCATCTGCTGTCTTGGATTCAATCTCTTCAGAAGTTTCTCCACCACCAGAGTCTTGAATACCATCTTCAGAAATATCTCCACTTTGATCATCAGGTTCCTGTTGAGATTCTTCCGAAGAAGACCCACTGTTAGTAGGAAAGTTTTGTTCTGCAGAATCACCCTCCTCTTCAGATTCAGAGGAATCTTGATTACCACTCAACGGAATATCCTGTTTCTCTTTCTCTTGTTCTTGCTTACAGAACTTATACAATTCCTCAGCAGCAATAAGAACATCTTCAAAGGTTTCTGCTTCAGAAATTTTTTGAATAATTATTTTTTCTTCAGGAGTTTTGAAGCAACAATCTACAAAGTTACCGATCTTAAAATAAATATTTGCACGATCAGCAAGATTCATTTGACTGATATCTTCGTCAGCAATAGCAAAGAAGTCTTCATCAGCAAGTTCAGCATATCCGCGATAAAAAGTTTTAGAAAGACCAGGATACTTACGCTTCATCAGTTTCTCAATACGAGCATCCTCCACAATATTCACAATACTAGGTGAAATATTATAATCGATGCTCCAATCTACATCGGGAGTAAACAAAGCGTGACCAACTTCATGACCAACCAAAAGGTCATAGACAATACCAGATGCTTTGTCCCAGATAGGCAAAGTCAAAACCCGCGTGTGGACATTAAATTGAGCTGTCTGAACTTGACGATGCTCAACAACCAGATCCTCAGTTGCAAGCAACTTGGCGAGTTGAGACTTGATTTCCTGAGAGACGGACATTGCTTTGATGCGTATGAACGTAGTATACAGAAGAACCCCGCTTGTTAGGCGAGGTCATGTGACTCTTTTTAAACTGTCTCAGTCTCGCCTTTGCTTGGCGGAGTGCCTGAGGTTTTAATTTTCTTTTCTGTCTCTTCCCAGAGTTGTGTAGCCAATTCGGTGTCGTCATGATACTCATCCAAGACTTTGTTCAGCATTTTATTATACCACTTAGAATCATCAAGATAGAGTTGTTCTTCCATATGGGTTTTCGTCTATTTATTGTGAAGTGACTACTTCTGGATAGAATTCTTCATAATACCAATAATTCTCACCCAGTATTTTATCTTCAGATTTTGGAGTCAGATTAAACTGCCATGAATTACGATTCTCCAATTTTGATTTTATTTTATGAGTACCATAAGGTAAAAATACAGGATCATGAAAAGGTATTTGCGGTATATCTTCAAGATCATTTTTGAAAGGGTGTATATCTATAAATTCATATACATTTGAAAGTTCTTTGTGAGGATTATCTATTAAGTCCTCATATCTAACAAAGAGAAATTGATCATCTAATTTATTGCAGTCCAACAATTCCTTAAGTAAAATTAGATTTTTTCTTATCATTGGTTCTGAAAATACAGAATCAATTTTTGCATCTTCAATATCAGTTTCCCTATAATCATAATCTTGATCCCCAAACAAATACTGATCTTTGTAACTAAGGGGTGTTTTATCCTCCACCTTTAAAAAAGATTCATATACTCCTCTAAGATCTCTTATACAAACAATAAACTTTGTTCCAGGAAAAGTATTTCTAGTTACATCTATGATTTCGTTCCATACTCTATGTTTATCTAGAAAAACTTTTTTATCTGTAAGCGTATTCATCCAAGAGATAGAACCGTTTTTACAAAAATTATAAAAGAGATCATAACAAATATCAGAGTTATATTGAGAAGTATCAATATGTTGATCAAGAGTTGATTGCATACCCTTGATCATAACAGGTAATAATGAATCTGGAGATCCATACACATCAGGATGCTGATTAATCAAATTTACTAAAAGAGTGGACCCCGATCTCGGAAGCCCACACATAGGAACTAATATATTCAATTTATATATGAGAAGTTTTTAACTTTTACAAATCGAATAGTCTCATGAAACTTATAA